TTAAAATCCAAGTCCGTTATTTGAATATTTGAATTAGCACCTGCCATTTTATCTATTTCTCTCTAAAAGGAGTGTTACTGTTGTTGGTAATGTAGCATTTTCTATGTAAAACGACAAAGAAATATTGTAGGTGTTTCGGTCTGTTAAAGGAGTGACTATAACACTATCGATTGTTGCTCTCGGTTCATAATTTTCAATCATCGTTTGTATTTCTCTCTCTATCGCTGTTGCGGTGAGTGGAGAAATCAATTCAAATAATAAAGCATCTAAACTAGAACCCAAATCAGGATTAAATGGCCTTTCATAGTTCCTAGTTAACAACAGATTACGTATGGAACGAATGACTGCCTGAGTATCATAACTGAGAGCAACATCACCCGTCACAGGTTTTTTAGTGAATGTGAAGTCGATATCAGAGTAGATTTTGCTTAAGTTTGCCATCTTTTATTTATGTACTATTGTAGAACCGAAGGAGGTGTTGTCGTACCACCTCTACTATCTATATGTGTATGTGAATCATAAAGTAATCTGTCTGCCACCATAGACCTTATTACATCTGTCACCATAAGACCCGATACCCAGCCTGGAACTGGATTTAAAGCAACAGGAGAACCAGCACTCACATAACCAGGAGTCACAAAGCCTAATGTTGCATATGATTGTAGGCCAGCATTAATATTACCTGTGGCCGAAATGCTTTGTGCTGAAGCAATACTTCCGCTTACATTTAAGTCACCATCAATATTAATATCACCGGCAAGTAAACTGATATCACCAGAAGAAGAAATATCTATATCACCATCTCCAGCAATTGTAGTTGTACCGGAAACTGTCTGGTTAACATCACCATTAACTTTTTGTGTCAGATTACCGTCAACATTCATCACCGAATCACCTTTGATGTGTACAACACAGGCACCATTAATAGTAATATTACATTGCCCATTGATTTGTACATTTTTATTACCATAGATAATTTCGTATCCATCACCATAAATCTTATGTACTTCATCACCATTAGGTTGCATCTCTGAAAATGTACCTGAACGGTGTTGCACTCTCACTCTTTCTCTACTTGGTGTATCATCCATTTCAAAAGAATGACCAGATTCAGATTGTTGTACTTGATTATATGGATAAGCTGGTGGATTATTTACATCCACTATAACTGGTTCCGTCCATGAACTATCTAATGACATTATTTTTCCTATAATTATTAAGTATTTGCAGTAATAGAATTGGTAACCAAATCAATTTTATCCTGTGCCGCTTTTTGTTGAGCAGTTAAATCTGCCGAAACATCAGTCAAAGCCGCAGAAGCTGATAACGCCTGAGTTAAAGATGATTGTGCTTCAGATAAACATTGTGCATATAGCTTTTGTAATTCTGCCGGCAAGCTGTTTATGTAGGCTATCAATTTTTTCAAATAAGCAATATATGCTTGATACGCTTTTATTTCATCTACAATTGGTTTTAATTCTTTTTGTATTAGTTTAATTTTTTGTTTTAGTGCTTTAATTGTTGCTTTTGCTTCCTCTACTATTGGTGTTGTAGAAGCGCCAGCAAATAAAGCTTCGGCAGCAAGTCTGAGAGATTTAACAACTCCCATAACTTTAGACTTTAATACTGCTACATCTTTGTCTAATCCGGCACATATGTCACAATTATGTATTCTATTATTAGCTGCAGCGCCTTGTGATGTTTTTGAAACCACACTTCTAGCAATTGGCGGAACTGTAGGTTGACCAACCGACTCTAAAACTATACCTGCAGGTGGTAGTGGTGCAGCATTTATTTGTTCTGGTGTACGTGGGTCTTGAAAACCAGCATCACCACCAGCAGATGCCTTTAATCCAGGTATAACACCCGTCATAACTGGAGCCTGTGCTGACTCACCATCAAAAAAATAACCTGTTACAAATTCACCTTCTTTAGGTGGCGCAATATGTTTTGACGCATTTGTTGGTAATATTGTCTGAGCCCACGGTAAATCTGCTGTGGGTAAAAGTTCCTTATTCTCTGTGTGGTGACCAAAGATTCGCACACGACAACGACCCATCTTTAATGGATCCATTCTGTCTTCTACGACACCTACCCACCAATTAAACCCGTCTTTACCTATGAAATTATGCATATATTGCTGCTTTCAATTCTGACGTATCATTATTAATAGACGGTAATGCAGTTGGTGAACTATCCTTACAAATCTCAATTACAGTTTGGTATGCACCTTGTTGTATGATATGTCTTACTGCTGTCACCAAATACTTGCCTGAATAGAATTTATCTAAATCTCTTTCTTTTCCTGGTTTCAATGTCAACAAATTAAATTGTATTGTTCGGCCAGCAGTTATACCTGGGTCTCCAGGTATTGTGGCTTTAATTGTTGTGAAGTTGGCCAAAGATATTTGTGCTGTTCTATTTGGAATATATGTTTCTACAAATATGTCTTGTGCAACACCACCTTCAGCCTGTTTGATATATGAAAAATTTCTCTGACCGGCATTACTAATACTGACTTTCAAAACACCTTCATATGCTTCATTCTCTTTTTTACCCAATCTGTTTCTCAATGTATCCTGTACACCATTTTTGTTGAGTGTGGTACCCTGACTTTTGTATTTTTCATAATCGAATGTCGTTGTTCTAACTGTTCTAGTCAATGGGTCAATAGATATTAATTTATTGGCAATCGTACCAGAACTTATTTCATTCAATGTGTCAAAAGGTTTAGTTATCTCGTAATTTAATATACCAATAGATTTTTCTTGTATACTTTGACGTTTATCACCAATATTTTTTGCTTCATATTTGTATGTGGCATATACTGGGTCACTAAACATTGATTGTATTGACCTAAAATTGAAACCATCTTTTGTTTCAAAGAATAACATATCAGCACCAGTAAATTTATATGGTCGACCATAGATTGAAACCCAACTAATTGTTTCTAATGGCTTTAGATTTGGTACAACGAAATCGTATACACCAGTTGTCTGTTCTATTCTGTAAATTCTTTTAGATTTGACTTTTAAACTATTCAATAAAACATCTTTAACAATATTTGATATATAATTACCTTTAAAAGATTTAGATATCTTTGTTTGTTCGGACAATAACAATTCTTCGGAACAAAAATATAATGTATACATTTCACTATTTTGATTGCCACTAGGTTTTCTTGTACTGGACTTATAAATTCTAAAAATTTGGTCGTTACTATTTTTACCGTCTTTTACCTTACCAAAATTGACTTCAATGTATTCATTACCAGTTATTCTCATCAATTCAATAAATCCTTGAGCATCTAATATCGTAATGTATCCAGATGTTACAAAGTTATAAATGTCTTCGTAATAACACAATTCTATCATTAATTTTTTAAGTTCAATCTTTTGACCACTGGCTGTCAGAAAATTTAAAGTTTTTAATGAAAAATCCTGTGGGTAAACAACACCAGGCGATTCAATTGTATTGAAATTTGCATCTGCCATAATTATACACTCATTAATTTCTGGTATTCAGTTTCGATTTGATTAACGTAAACTGAATTAAGTAGTTTAATATTTCTTTTTGATTCATTCAAATTCAATTCATAATCATATAATGATACCGCATTTGTTTCGACAGTCACCACAACATCACCTGCGGGTAAACTATAAGTTGATGTTTGCGTAGATGGTAATTGATTATAAACATCTTCAGTTATTTGAATTTTATTTATTGTTGTGGTCATTGAATCGGTATCATATTGTGTAATGATTTTTTCATAATGATGTATTGTAAAAGATGTTTGGATGTTGGGATATTTATTTTCCAAATATTTGGAAAATACTCTATTGTTCATTGGCCAATCCCATTGTGGATCCATTAATTCATTAGATAACATTACAATCCAATAACGATATGAATCACCATAATACTTATGCGCAACTATTTCTGGTGTATCACCTTCTTGTATGTCATATTCATAATAGTTTAGTGGATTTTTTAGTAATTGTGGAATTATAGAAACTCTTGACATGATGTCGGTAACAATTTTTGATGTACCAACAGCATTTGTGTGTATTACTTTAGGTAAAATATCAAAATATTGCATTTTTAATATCCCTGTTTAATTTTAGTTCTGTCAATAAGTTCAATTTCTTTGAAACCCATTGTTAATGTTGTTTGAACTGGCGCACCGTCATCATGTGCTGCCCATCCGTTAGGTGCATAATTAACGTCAATACTTTCAATAACACTTTCCGCTACTCTGTTTATGTTTCGATTCTCCTTACCGTTGAACAAGAACTCAACATTAAATGTCGATGGTGGAATAAAGAACATACCGACAGATGCAATTTGTGGTGCTGCGTGTTCTTTAAATAAATTGATAATTTTCTTTACAGTATACGCTTCTTCTTTACTGTGTGGTGTAAAAGTGAAAGCCATTTGATAGGATCTAAAATCAATACCATCAAACAATAATTGTTGTTGTGG